GCTTGTATCGCCTCTTCTAGGTAGGATACACTTGCTCTAAGCTTAAGATCCGTTGTCACTTACCTCCTCCTCCAGTTGTTTTAGTTATACTACCAAAGTCAATACCGCCAAGCATAGAAGATGCATCTCTCAGCATATCTCTTGGTGCATTTTCTCCAAACTCGTATCGTTCTCTATCTGCATCAATCTCAGCTTGAGATCTATCTTGATAACCCTGACCAACATCCCGTAGGATTTGACTAGGCTGCAAGGCAGCGTCTTGTAAAGAGCCAAGTTGACCCATCATGCTACTTTGATATGATCTATTAGAGTCTATAAGGCCTGTAAGAGCTTTAGCTCTTGTGTCACCCATAGCTCCTGCAAGATCACTAGTAGCTGTTGCTTTTAAAACATCAGCTCTATCACCACCAAAAGCACCAGAGGTTACAGCGTTGCTGCTAATCCCGGGAATAGTTTCTTCTTGGAACTGATCAAGTAACGGTTGAGTCATAGCATCTAAGTACTCACCAGTCCTAGGGTCTTGAGTAGGGTCGTATGACATTGCATCTTGGAACCTATCAAAACCAGACTTACCTAAAGCATCTGCTTGAACAGAGGCTTGAATTTGAGACTGTAACCCTTCCTCGGAGAACGGGTTAAAATCAGCAAGTGTATCTTTGTTATAGAAAGCCATGGGGCCTAAGGCTTCCATACTATCAGCAAAGCCTAGTTGTTTGTTTAGAATTGCTCTTTGTTCTGGACTAGGAGAAGTAGTAGTTGTACTGCCTCCACCTCCTTTAAAGTTAAGCATGTAGTTGTTAGTGAACGATCCAATATCTGCATCGTAGTGATCCCCTTGTTGAGATCTTTTTCCTTTAAGTTTCATTATCAGACCCTTTATTTGTGTTAGGTTCTCTCAGAGATTTACCAAGTATAGTATATCTATCTGAGTACCCGTGTTTCTTTAAGGCTTTAAGCCAGCCCCTTCGACCGAAGACTTGCATGTCATCGCAATCATTATGAATTGCCCATCTTTCTATATACTTTACATTATCTAATGCTGACACCACTCCTTGACCTGCTTCACCACCAAGGTAGCAAACTTCACAAGTTCTTTTAGAAGGGTAGTCTATGATTTGAGTGACCACTGTAGCTACAAACTTGTCATCTAGTGTCCCTAACCATATCTGTTTAGTGCCACTGACTAGGTCTTGTATAACATCTTGAAGCCTTCGCTCCCCATAAGAAAACTCTAGTGCAGATGATATGTGATCTAAGGTAACTGCAGGCATGTCTTTAAAATGCTCTTGTGTCCACATGCAAAGCATATAGTCCTCCGGTTAAGTTGGGTTAGTTGGCCATATTATATCATCTAAAGATGTTGCATCCGAGTAAGTCTGTGGGATGTCTCTAAGAGCTTGCCTGTAGGTTGCCCACTCTGTTTTCTTGCTGTCGGATAAAGGGCTATCAAAGAATTGCGTCCAGTCTGACTCCTGAAGCCTTGTATCTCTTTTACGTCTTACTTCAGGTAAGGCAATTGCAATTAACTGATCATTAGTCAAGTCAACAGGTGGTGGCTTGTCGGCAACTTCTCCGTCTACAATCATATGAATAGAGTCGTCCGCTATCCCTTCTATAACTGACTGGCTTTCATTAGCCTGCAAGTCAATATCATTATCAGCGCAAGTTCCAGTCCGCAAAATACAGCCTTGATCATCATAAACTATAAAACACTTCATTTTTTAAGCTCCGTAGTTACAAGGCTTCTATTGCTAACTTGGGCCTTTTCTCCTGTTCTTTTTACTTGTATTTTATAAGTCACAGATCCTCCTGTTGATGGAGTGTCAATTAAACTTCCGTTTATCATCGACTGTACATCTAAATTATTAGAATCATTAGAGGTATGAACTACGCTGTAATTAATAAGTACACTTGTACCCCTTAAAATACGCACCTCTAAATTCGCATATTCAGCGTCATCAAATCTAGTGCCCGCCCTTACTTTTCCTAATAATGACCAAAGAATCTGTGTTGGAACATTCGCCGTCTGAGTGAAGGTAACTTGTTGCACATCTTGCCATCCAGACTGACCATCCGCAACAACATAACTGGTGTAGTATTCTGCTGCCGTAAATGCGGCGCTTGATACGGTCACTGCATTGTCAGTTATCTTACCTGTGCCAATAGTTAAGTTACCTATGTGTGCAGTGTCCATAGTTACTATGCCACCGATAACAGAAAACACTTGAGCCCCGGCTTCACCAGCGGTATCTGCGGGGTCTATTATCCTGAAGTCATCAGCTATTATCTTAAACTGACCTGAAGTCCCATCGTTATTCTGAGAGAAGCCAGTTATGTAACCGTTGCTGTCTAGCGTCACTCCATACTTAGCGAGGAGGGTATTGTCAGTGGCGGCCCTCACAGAGGCTTCGGTGGTCACTGATGCTGTTATCGTGTTATCCGCAGCAGCCCTAGCGTTAGCCTCAGCAGTATCAGCGTTTGCTCTAGCAGTTGCTTCAGTAGCCACGCTGGCAGCCACAGTACTAATACTTGAGGCGGCAGCACTGTCAGCAGATGCTCTTGTGGACGCTTCGCTGCTAACGGCAGCAGTCAGGGTGTTGTTGTTATTGGTGACCGTAGATGTGAGGGTCGTGATGTCACTGGCTAAGGCAGTGTCCGCATTCGCTCGGGCTGTCTGCTCAGTAGTAACACTGGAAGCTACTGTGGTTATGTCATTAGATAAAGCAGTATCTGCATTGGCTCTGTTAGTAGATTCTGTTGTCACACTAGCTGCTACAGTACTTACATTACTGGCTAAGGCAGTGTCCGCATCTGCTCTGGCAGTCGCTTCAGTAGTAACACTGGAAGCTACTGTAGATATGTCGCTAGATAAAGCAGTATCTGCGTTAGCTCTGTTAGTAGATTCAGTAACAACACTAGCTGCTACAGTTTCTCTGGCAGTGGCTTCGGCACTATCCGCATCCGCTCTTGCCGTAGCTTCTGTAGTAATCGCAGCCGCATTGGTAGAGTCACCAGTAGTAACTGTAGCTGTAAGGGTAGTAATGTCGCTCGCTAAAGCACTATCCGCATCTGATCTAGCAGTTGCCTCTGCAACAACAGAAGCAGCGTTAGCTGTATCAGCAGTTGATGTACTAGCAGCTAAGGTTGTTACAGTAGTAGCAAGAGCACTATCAGCATCTGATCTAACAGTTGCCTCTGTAACAATAGAAGCAGCATTAGTTGCATCACCCTGAGATGAAGTAGCGGATAAGGTTGTTATAAGAGAAGCAAGAGCACTATCAGCATCTGATCTAACAGTTGCCTCTGTAACAATAGAAGCAGCATTAGTTGCATCACCCTCAGATGAAGCAGTAGATAGGTCTATTATTCTCTCAGTAAGAGTTGCGTTGCCAGATGCAAAGACATTATTTGTTTTGTCAACAAGCCTTTTAATTGCTTTAGCGTCATACTCTACGGGTAACATTATCTAAACCCCCTAATTCGTCCTTTAACTAACATATTAGTTATCTCCCAATTATCAGTGTTTGCAGTAGAGGATACCTCTAAAAACAAATACCTACCTGAAGTTCTTATGTTAAACTCTTTAAACTTATCCCCTACTAAAAAAGTATCATTGGGGTTAAAGGTAGGTTCATCGTCAATGTTGTTTGCCCATCCAATACGTACTTGAGGAGAACCGGTTCCTGTCTTACCTACCCTAATTGAAGTTAACTCCTTAACAGAGTAAGGGTCTTCAAGGTCATGGGCTTTAGTTAAACCTAGTGTATTGTGAGAGGAAGGCCCTCCATCTTCAAAGTAAACATTACCTGAGCTATCTGCAGTTATATTATGTATAAAGGTACCAGCTGGCATAGCTTCAGAAATGTTAGCATCGCTGTTATACGACTTACTAAACACACCTGTAGCGTAATTATAAGATAGCTCAGTATTAACTGTGGAGCTATTAACTGGAAGGTACCAAATGACTTCATTGTTTTCTTGATTGTGAACTGCAGAAATCTTAGGGTAATCATTGCTAGATACGTTTTGTTTTAACCAAGAGTTAATGCCTTCTTTGTTACCAA